AGGATGTATCTACACTACAGGTGGATAAATCACATGACTTACGTATTGCATATGAAACACTTAATGATATACAGAGAAGACTAGCTAGTGCTTTCCTTCTAAATGAATCAGCAAGAAGAGATGCAGAACGTGTTACAGCTGAAGAGGTAAGACTTATGGCTGGAGAACTAGAGGATGCCTTAGGTGGTATCTATAGTATTCTAACACAGGAACTACAACTACCATTAATTAAGTTAATGATGTTAACATCTAAAGTTACATTCCCAGAGGGATTAGTAGAGCCTGTAATTGTTACTGGTGTAGAGGCACTAGGACGAGGACACGACTACAACAAGTTAGTACAGTTTGCACAAACATTACAGCAGTTATTAGGACCTGAGATATTTGCACAATATTCAAATGTAGATGCAGTTATTGCACAAATAGGTACATCACTGGGTATTGATACAGAGGGTCTGATTAAGACACCTGAGCAGAGACAACAGGAACAACAACAAGCTATGATGCAACAAGCTGGACAAGCTGGTTTAGATACAGCAGCACAAGCTGGTGGTCAAGCAGCAGTTGAACAAGGGATGATGTAGTGAGGTTGCCAGTTACAATGGCTCCTCCCACTCCCCCATACACAAGAGAGATAAAGAAGAAGGAAGTTAAAGATGGAAATACAACAAAGCCAAGAAGAAAACGTAAACCTAAGTCAACACGAACAAGCGATGGTGGACAAGATGGATGCGAACACAAACCAAACACAACAGGAACTACAAAGTGATGCTGATAAGAGGGGTGTAGCAGATGATGCTCCACTACCATCTGATGAAGTTAAGTTATATGCAGGTAAGTACAAGTCTGTTGAAGATATGGAACAAGCTTACAAAGAACTAGAAGGTAAGTTAGGTAGTAATGACGGTGAGACTAAAGAAGCTTCTACTGAAGCGGAAGAGGGTGATACAGTATCTACAGAGGCTGAAGCTAAAGAGTTAGCTGAAAGCAAGGGCATTGACTTTACAGAGTTGAATCAAGAGTTTGCTAACAATGGTGTATTATCTGAGGATACATACGCATCATTGGCTGGTAAGGGTATTGATAAAGCTACTGTAGATAACTATATTGCAGGACAAGAAGCTATTGTATCTCAGAACTTATCTAAGATGCAATCACTAGCTGGTGGAGAGCAAGGGTATCAAGATATGATATCATGGGCAGGAGAAACATTATCGGATGGTGATAAGGAAGCATTTAACTCTAGTTTACAAAATGAAGGACAAGCTGAATTTGCTATCCAAGGATTGTATGCTAGGTTCCAAGCTACACGAGGACCATCACTAGTTAAAGCTAGTAGTAGTTCAACTACATCATCACAAGGGTATCAATCTAGTCAAGAGATGACTAAGGATATGCATGATGTTAGGTACAAGAAAGACCCTGCGTTTAGAGCACAGGTACAAAATAAGATAGCGAAGAGTAACTGGTAAGGAGAGTGTGTGTGTTTGGCATTGAGATGTAACCTATGTCCTAGACAAGTTTAACACTGATGATGTAAGACCAAACTTCTTTACTCCTCTTTTAGGTAGTCGGTAGGCTTTCAAACGCCTGTCACTACCTTTTTAATATTAAAACTATTATAAAATCGATGCCCCTATTAAGTATATCGAGGTGTATTTATAGGGATACCAAAGATGGAAATAAAAGACAATACATATTAATATCACGCGTAGGTGCCACTTACGGCTAACATATTAAACATAAAAATAAAACAAGGACATTTAAAACATGGCAAATTATATTCACTCAAATGGTATCGGTACTAACACACTTGATGCACACTCAGACAGAGCAATCGCTCTTAAAGTATTCTCAGGAGAAGTATTAACTTCATTCGAAGAGAACAACATCTTCATGGGACTAGTACAAACTAGAACTATTTCTTCAGGTAAGAGTGCTTAACATAAAGGGTTCTCTATAAACACTCATTGAATTGCTGGGACCTCCTTATGGGACAATCAGCAGCGAAGCCTAATCGAAAGATAGGAACGTTCAACGACTAGTGCATTGTGCACGTACATCCAAGTGGATGGAAGCGGTGAGTAAAACAAAATAAATTAAAAGGAAACATATATGAAAATATGTACACTCTGTGAGACTGAAAAGCCACTCGATGAATTCTACTTTAGAAAGGATTCAAATAAACACACTAATGAATGCAAAGATTGTCGTATTGAAAGACAACGAGTTAAGAAATTAGGGGTATCTAATCAAGATTATGAGAAGATGTTTATTGAGCAAGAGGGTCAATGTAAGATTTGTAATTGCAAACTAAATAGTAATAGATATACTAAGTTTGCTGTAGACCATGACCATAAGACAGGTCAAGTTAGAGGTCTATTATGTACAAACTGTAATACCGCTTTAGGACTATTAAAAGATTCTAAACACAGATTACAAAATGCAATTGATTATTTAAACAGTTTTAAAGATATAGTCTAATCTATATAGTAATATATAGCGGTCTGTCTCCTACCAAGGACAAGACGGGTAAAGTGGTAACGTACTTTATTGAAATGGGAAATGCAATTCCCAGTTATTGGTTCATATACTGATGCTGTAGCTGAGCACGTACCAGGTACTGATATTGATGTATCAGGAATCGCAGCTGGTGAAAGAGTTATTACTATTGATAACTTAAAATATGCATCTGTATTTGTAGATAACTTCGAAGAAGCAATGTCTCACTATGAAGTTAGAGGACAATACTCTACTGAAATGGGTAGAAAGTTAGCACAAACAATTGATGGTGACGTAGTTACTACTCTTAGAACTTGTGTTGGTGGTGTTGCCGCTGCTACAGGTCAACCTACTCCAGAAGCTGCTGCAATTGATGCAGGTGTATTAATTGCTGATGCTGCTTCTGTTAAAGGTAACAAGATTATTGATGCTATGTTCCAAGCACAAACTATCTTAGATGAAAAAGATGTACCAGGTGAGAGATACGTAGTTGTAACTCCTGCTGATTACTACAACTTAGTTCAATCTGATAAAGGTACAAACAGTGACTATACATCTGGTAACGGTGGTATTGATGCTGGTAAGATTACTAAGATTGCAGGTAACAACATCTTAGTATCTAATAGATTAGCTACTGGTGAGATTGTAGTATTCACTACTAATGCAATTGGTATTGTTAAATTACTTGACATCAAATCTGAAGCTAACTACATCCCTGAGAAATTAGGTGATTTAATGACTTCATCTTACGCAATGGGTTATGGTGTACTTAATCCAGCTTGTGTAGTAACAATCGACGCTGCTGCTGCATAAGCATAAGCAATTTATAAGGACTGGCTATTAATTTAGCTGGTCCTTTTTTTTGGTTTGAGATATGAGGCCAACAACAACTATAATAAACTAAAGGAAAGATATGAATAAATTAAATAATGCAATTAATATCATACTACAAAACCTAGGAGAACAAACACTAGGAGCTACTGAAGCTATAGATGGTATATTTGAAGCAGAACAAGCTAGTCTTGTACTAGACGAGATTAAAACACAAGTGTTAGCATTTGGTTATAACTTTAATACAGATAAGGTATGGGAGTTTGTACCTGATATGGATGGCTACATAGCTATACCTGATAATGCACTAAGTGTAGACCCTACAGATACAGGACAGGACTATGTTGTTAAGGACCACAAGCTATATAATAAAGATGATGTTACTTATGTATTCACATCTACAGTAGAGGCAGAGGTTATATGGGATGTACCATTTGATGATGTACCTTTAATTGTACAACACTATATTGTTACTAGAGCATCGCGTATGTTGGTACAGAGGTTAACAGGTAATGAGACAATGTTACAATACCTACTTAATGACGAAGAGAAAGCTAAAGTAGAAGTGTTAAATTGGGACTCTGATATAGGGGACTATAATGTATTTGACTCTAGTACAACTATGAGGATTATAAATAGAACTACAAATCCTAGAGGATTGAAAGGATAGATAATGTTAATTAATCAAACACTACCTGGATTATATAATGGAGTTAGTGGTCAAGCACCTGAGCTCAGACTGGACACACAGGTTGAGGAGATGATAAATTGTTATCCTAGTGTAGTTACTGGTGTAGGTAAAAGACCACCACTAGAATACATGGCTAATAATACATCACTAACGGAGGATGTATTTGTTCACACATACGATAGAGGAGATGACTTAGAGAAGTACATCATAGCTATTGATGGGGGTAGCTGGTATACCTTCGACTTAGATGGTACTCCTATTAATAGTGGTACAGATGTCTATTTGACTACAGGAACTACACCAGCTAAAGAAGCATTTGCATTAACTACTATAGGGGATATAACATATATTGTTAATAAGACTAAAACAGTAGAGATGGATACAACACTAGGGTCAGAAGTAGAAACAACATACTGGACACTAGGATGTAGTAACTATACATTAGTAGGTGAATATGATGGAGGTGACTTTGAGGTATTTAACACTGAAGGTACTATTGAAGTTACAGTTAATGTAGATGGTACACCTTATATTAAGACACTTGGTATTAATACCTCTCTAGAGACAGCGGATGCACAATATAATACTGAAGTTGAAGTACTAATTGCTGAGGCATTAGCAGACATAGTAATAGCTATAGAAGATATTAACCATAGTGGATCTAAAGGATTAGCTTCTGATGGTTCACACACTATAACATTAGGTGTAGCATGGGTAGATGTTGTACATGGTACTGAAGGTACTACATCATATTCAATTATAGAGATAGAACCAGGTGCATGGGAGAGTCAATTCTTCTATTGGGTTAAACGTAGTGCTGGAGCAGCAACAGGTGACAATGCTCTCTTACGGCACACATACTACATATATAAGAATGGGGCATTATTAACGGAAGCAATACACCATGACTCTACATCAGCTGCTTCCTTATTAGCTGCTGCTATTGGAGGTATTGCTAGAGGCTCAGTAGTTATGAATGTAGCTGAGAGTAATGAAGCATACACAGGTAGTGACTCATGGGGTGACCAAGCTAGTGAGAGTTGGCAGGGACGTGTTAAGAAGCTTCAGGATTTACCTAATAACTTAGGTTTTGAAGGTAGTGTTATTCAAATCACAGGTGATGATAAATCTAACTTTGATGAATACTATGTACAATATATAGAGGGTGTGTATAAAGAAACAGTTAAGCCTAACCTATATAATACAATTGATGCATCTACAATGCCACACATCCTAGCTAGAGGACAAGATGCAGCTGGTGATATTAAGTTCTACTTTGATGTGATTAATGATAGTACTGAAATACCACTAGAAGATGAATATGGTAACATACTAAACACAAGTTCTTGGGGTATGCGTACAGCAGGTGATGAGCTTAGTGCATCAGAGCCAAGCTTTGTAGGTAATACAATTACTGATGTATTTTTCTTTAAGAATAGACTAGGTCTTATATCTGGAGAGAATATAGTTATGTCAGAGGTAGGTGAGTATTATAACTTCTTCCCTACAACAGTAACTGATGTACTAGATAGTGACCCGATAGATGTAGCAGTAGATAGTAGTCAAGTGGTAGCACTTAGATATGCTATACCATTTAATAAAGAACTGTTACTATTTGGAGACAAAGCACAATTCATACTATCTGGTGCAGAAACACTAACACCTAAAGATGTATCAATACAGCAGTCAACAGCCTTCGATACTAACCGATTCATTAAACCAGTAGGACTTGGACCTAATGTATACTTTACTATTAATAAAGAAGAGACTACACAAGTTAGAGAATACTTTGTAGTACCTGATACTGCGGCTAATGATGCGGCTAATATTACAGCACATTGTCCACAATATGTACCAACAGGTATGAAGGTTATGGCAGGTAGTTCTAAATATGATATGTTGTTCATGGCTACAGGTAGTGATAATATCATTTATGTATATAGTTTCTACTGGCAGGGTGAAGAGAAAGCACAATCAGCATGGCACAAGTGGGTAATGCCGGAGAATGTTATAAACATGGCTATGGTAGATTCTACACTAGCTGTTATGACAGTGGATGAAGGTGTTATGAAGCTACACCATATAGTACTAGAGCCTACATCACTTACACAATATAGTGATGGAGTAGTTCCATATGAGGCTTCAATTGAATTAAGTAAATGGGGTATATCTACAGGTAATGCTGGAGTAGACACATTAAGTGGTGGTCTTAAGTTTAAGGCAGTTAGGGTAGCTAATACAAATGGTGGGCCCTATACACTAGTGGTAGAAAATAAGAGAAGAGTAGGTAGTGTAGATTACTACAATACTAAATCTCTTGATGATAAGAAATTTATGGTACAGGGTAATACAGATGATGTTATCCTGTCACTTAAAGATAGTGGAAGCACAAGCTTCAATATTACTTCATTGAATTATGAAGGCTTATATACTAATAATAGTAAAGGAATATAATGGTAAGTGATAAAGTACTACCTTCAAATGGTAGTCAGAGAATATTTACAATAGGATTAAATGTATTAAGTGAGAGCCATCTTAAAATATACCTTGATGGTGTAGCTATAAGTGCAGATGATTATGATTTAATTAACAATGCAGCGGTGTTTCACACTGCCCCTGCAGAAGGTACACTAACACTACAGGTAGGTACAACACCTGATGACTTGTTACTAACACCTACAGATGCAGGTATAGTTGCGGCTAATATGGATAATGTGGTTCTAGCAGCACAAAGTGTTGCAGCTATACAAACAGTAGCAGATAACATATTAGATGTTAATACAATTGCAGCTGTTGAGGTATTAGAGGATATGAATATCTTAGCTAATACTCAAACACTAGCAGATATTGAAGCGGTAGCAGGTATTGCAGACCTTATTGAAGAAGGAGTTGGCTCTATTGGCAATACAACTTCTCAAGGTATGTTTCAACACAATAAAAGAATAGTATCAGATAAGACAATTACAGAAGATTATAATGCTATCAGTGCAGGACCTGTAACTGTAGATGAAGGTGTAACTGTAACTGTACCTGAAGGTTCTACATGGACTGTAGTATAATGAGAAAGGAACAATATGAGTGCAATTAAAACAAACCAAGTATTAAACTTGGATGGAGATAGGATTGGTTCTGTAGTAGTAGATAGTATTGCTAATATGAAGAACTTAAATACTGAGATAGAAGCTAATGCTACAGTAGAAGTATTAGGCTACTATAGTAAAGGTGATGGCGGTGGAGGTACTTTCTATTGGGATAGTACTTCTATTGAAGATGATAATGGCGGTACTATTATTGAAGCTACTGGTATAGTAGATGGTAGATGGATTAGAAACTATAGTGGTAGTGTTAATGTAAAGTGGTTTGGTGCTACAGTAGATACAGATGTTACAGATATTTTAAATACTGCCCTTAGTGTAAGTTTAGTGGTAGAAATTTCAGACAACTACACTTTATCTGATACTCTAGTTTTAAATAAAAGAAATGTATTATTTAGTAAAAATGGGAGCACTTTAACTACTACAGTAGGAGATGGTTTTTTACATCTATCTAGCAGGTACATTACTATCAGAGGTATGATATTTAAAAACATCTCAGGTACAGGTACTTTTTATAGTGAGGAACATGCAGTAGGGCATGATACTATTATCGAGTTTTGTGAATTTAACGGATGTCAAGTAGGTAAAATTCAACATGGAACTTCAGGTGAGCTTAGTGGTGGTATAGGTTATAACTCTACTATAAGACATAATGTAGTAAAAAATGTAGCTTCTAATAATGGTATGGATCTAGTTGATGTTAGTAATATTACTATAGAGAATAATGAAGTATATAATTGTGATGGAGAGGGTATTAAAGTAGGAGGGGGCTCTACCAACTTTGTAAAAGTGAATTTTAATTATTGTCATGACAATGGTAGAGATGGTATAGACCTTTATAATGGTGGTAGATATGGGGAATGTATAGGTAATAGGTGTATTGATAACCTACAAGGTATTGAGATAAAGTACCCTACTATTGCTTACTCTGAGGGAGGCAGTAGTGCTGATAAATTTATAGTTTCTAATAATGTAGTGACAGGTAGTGCTATTGCTTTTAATGCTTATGCAAATAATATAATATTAGATAGTAATTATTGTGGTGGGGAGCTTATTTGTGGTGGATGGAATACCATAGTATCCAATAATATAATTGTATCCACTAGTAGGGGTATTGGTATAAAAGGTTTATCTAATGGTAGGGTATCTAATAATACAATAAAAATGACAGGAGGTAGTAGTGCTAACTTACCTATTTATACTAAATATGGTAATTCTACATCAAACAACCCTCAAGATGTACCTAATACAGATATTATAATAGAAAATAATACTATTGATGCAGGGGGGTATTCTTATGGTATAAATATTGAAGCAATGTCTGTAGATAATATATGTAAAATAAGAGGTAACACTATACTTAATGTTACAAGTACAGGTACATTAGGAGGTAAAGATTATGTATTTGGTAAAAATAATAATGATTTTCAGGATGATGTAGTTATAGCAGCTACAAACAATCCTTTATTTAATTCAAGTAGCACAGCTTACAAAACATCGTGTAGCTCTATTATAAAAAACCCTAGAATTGATGTTATACATAATTGGAAAGGTTTTTTATCTTATAATAGTGCATCAGGTACTACCTATGGTAGATTAACATTAAATATAGGAGCTACTGAGCACACACTAGTAAATAATTTATGGTCAGGTACTATAAATGAAAATGTAGAGTTTGACATAAAAATAGCTGTAGTAGATGATACTACTTTATCTGTGACTCATTGGAATAGTTTTACAGGAGTGTACGATCACACAGAAATTACAGGTTTAACAGGGTTAGTAGCTAATGATTTGAAATTTAATATAAAAGGACAAACAGGTACATCAGACGCAGCATACAGGAAATATCATACATTTACTACATTAAGCAGTAAGAATAGATATTATTAATATTAAATGATAATAAGGATTAATTAATGAGTGAATTAATAATAGATAAGATTACTACCAGAGATGGTAGTAATGTGGGTGCAATAGTAGTAGCTGATATAGATGAACTACTATTATTAAATACGAATAAAGAGATTAATACTACAGCTATTGTAAAAGATAGTAATAGAGGTGGTGTATTTAATTATGATGGTGCACAAAGTGGTGTTAATAATGGTGGTACTATCTTTGATGGATGGGTTAGACAATATGATGGTGCAGTAAATGTTAAGTGGTTCGGTGCTAAAGATAATACTGATAATACACTAGCTATTCATAGTGCTCTTAAACTAAAGGGAAGTATTTTACATCCAGACGATTTAACTACATATTTAAGTGGATATTGTAGTGTATTAAGTGATACAACTTTAGAATTACATGGTACAATCATAAGAACAGAGCAAGGGGTTGTTGGCTCACACTATTATCCTTCTGGCTTTGATTTAGATAAAACAGAAAATGTGACTATCACTGGTAGTGCTACTCTGTCTGATGAGCTTATGCTTGACTACTCAGATGAGGATTTCCCAATGAATGGTATGGGTGCAGTAGATGGCTATACACCTTTTATCCATGTTAGAAGTTGTAGAGATGTGAAAATAGAGAATGTCAATTTGTACAAAGTGGCTTATGGTATTATGGTAGGTAAGAATGCTGAGCCTTTCTATACTGACTGGAGTAGTTTTGTTAGTTATGATTCTAACCCTACAGATTGTCATATAAAAGGTATTAACGCTAGATTTTGTAGCTACTTTTCAGCTACTTTAAATTCTGCAAAGTTGTCATCTATAAGTAATAGCTACATATATCGTAGTGGAGATGGTGGTATTCATATGCAGTTTTCTAGTCAGTGTAGTATTCACGATAACTTTAGAGAGTCGCCGTATGGAAATGGTGGAGAATATGATGGACAAGTATCTACATCTTGGAATGACCAACAAGGCATTATGATTGAAAATAGCGATAATTCTATGGTATATGGTAATACTGTAAAAGGATTATCTTCACAAGGGATAGGTGTTATTAATAACTGTACAAATATAACTGTAACTGACAACACTGTAATTGAATGCCAATCAGCTGGGATAACTGCAAGAGGCGGTGATACAGTGTATGGGCTTAATTCTTCTATTACTATAAGCAACAACACTATTGTAAATCACGGTTATCTACACACCTCAAATACTGTATGGACTGAGCATCCACATAGAGGAGGTATTTTTATAGATGATACTTACAGTTGTATTATAGATGGAAATACAATATCAGGATTTAATGATGTAGCAGATTCTCCTATATCTGCTAAAGGTGTAACTACTACCGACCTAGGTTTTTGGGTATCTAATTCTGTAGAAGATAGAGTTAGTTATACTTCATTGGTCATATCTAATAATACAGTTTCATTTAATGAATATAGAAGTAACTATGCTGATTTTACTGGATTTGAATCTAGTGACTGTAACTTATCAGGTATAAAAGTTAAAGAAATTTGGGGTAAACTTAAAATTTCAGATAATAACTTACTTGCAAACGCTTTTGCTGATGGTAGATATTCTACTTACTTATCTGTGGCAGGAATAGAGGTGGCATCTACTGGTGTAGAAGTTGGAGAAGTAACTATACAATCGCTAGATATAACTGGTAATACTGTTTCATATTGGAATGGCGGAGGAATATACGTTGATTTAGATGCTAAGTTTTATGATAAAGCTGCATCCGTTAACATAAGCAATAATAACATTAATAACTTACCAAGTTATGGTATGTACCTAACTAATTTTAATTATAGTAACATAAGTAACAATAGTATAAAGAATATAGGAAAAGTTGCTACTTCAGTAGGGTATGATAAAGCATTGACATTAAATAGTATATACGGAGCTTTAGTTGATGGTAATACAATAACTAATACTGAAGGTATTGCTTCTATGTATGGCTATGTAAATTGTGTATATGTAGAAGATACTCTAATCTATGAGGGCAGTAACTATTTCCAAAAAGGAACTGGCGACACTACTGATTATATTGCTTTTGTAGGTAGTGGTACAAGACAGTCTTCTTTAAATACTACAGCTTTAACAACCACTAATGCAACTGGTACAATAATAAAGTATGCCGATGGTACTATGATATGTACACAAGAGGTTATAAGTAAGGCTCCTAATAATGTAAACGGTAACTTGTATATAAGTGATGCTCAAGTAATTTCTTTTCCAGCTACATTTCAAGCTAAGCCTATTTGTTCTGCTAGTTCTGCCTATATGACAAAATTAAGAGTTGATGATTCTTCAGGGGGGTATTTATGGGTACTACTTCCAACTACGTATAATTTTGGTACAGCAGTACAAATAACATCAATAGGGAGATGGAAATAATGAGATATTTTGATACAAAAACAAGAACAGAAGTTTTCGCAGAGAGTAAAACAACAATAGATAGTATGGATGAGAGAGTAAAAGCATTCTTTGAGAAAGTGCCAGAAGATAAGGCGCTTTCGTTCAATGAACACAATTTACCAGTATTTGATAATAAGGTAGTAGTTAGCAAAGAAGAGTTAGATTTAGCAAGTGCTATATCAGAGTATAAATCATATTTGTTATCTACAGACTGGTACTACGCTAGAAAGATGGAAACAGATGAAGAAGTGCCAACTGAAGTAATAGAAAAAAGAAAAGCAGCTAGAACTTTTCTGCGTAATAATGATAAATAAACTAGCAAAGTTAATTCCACACGATAAAGCACTCCACATAGCAGTAGGTCTAACATTATACGGACTAGGCGCTATATGGATGCCTATCGTTGGGTTAATACTTGCTGTAGTATTTGCTGTAGGTAAAGAAATAAAAGATGAGATAGTGTATGGTGGATTTGATTGGAAAGACTTATTATTTACAATTGCAATTCCTATTATACTATATGTACTAAATTTATTATATAATACGAGATGGTAAAAATGAAACTAGACGATAATAAAAAGATAATAAGAACTTTAAAAAAGGAGACTACTAATGGGTAGTTTAGAACGAGCAAGAGAATTTATTAGGAGTAACAAATGACACAAATACTATATATGGTGCTAAAAGAAACTATACTATCTTTACTTGGTAGAGTTATGTGGAAAGCAATAGCGGAGCGTATGGCTACAAGACTTGTAGTATATGGATTAAAGAAACTAGAAGGGTATTCAACTAATGAAGTAACTTCTGGATTAGTAAAAGACATATTAGCTTCACTAGAAGGTAAAGGATTAAAGGCACTATAATATGAGTGGAGCACTAGAACAAAAAGTAGACAACTTAGTAGAAGTAACTACTAAGCTTGTAGTAATGCAAGAACAAACTACAAAGAATATAGATAAGCTAGCACTAGAGATAAAAGATACTATGTGTGAGTCACACGAATGTGATGCTGTTAAGAGAGAGATTGAATACTTAAAAGACAAGACATCTAAACTTGAAGGTAAGATTGAAACTATAGAAGGTGTTCCTAATGCCGTAGCAAAGAGAGCACTAATGACAGCAGTAGCTGCTACAGTTATGTATCTTATGTATACAATAGGAATTAGTAAATGATGAATAATAAAGGAGTAACACATGACAGAACTATCAATAAGAACCAACAATAGAATATCAACAGGAAGCATTAGCTTCTCTGATACAGTATTTGGAGGAGACCTAGTAGCTA